ACCAATAAAAGTAGACGAAAATCTCAGGGAGTACATTTTTAACTTTAGGACCACATTTGTGGATACCAGTAAGCGATAAACATACTTTGACGCAAGAGGCTGCTTCTCGCGCCATAAATTTATGGAAAGCCAAACGCCAGACTTTCAAATATCCCTATTTTTGAGGTTCATGCCTGATTCTGAGCGTTACCATTTTTTCTGGTAACGGATCTGGACAATGTACCTAAGTTTGAGGGACATTTAGGGCGTTATGCAAATTCGCATAACGGTTCAAAACCAACTTGGTAAATCAACGGAGTTCTTACTTTGTCAAATAATTACAGAAAGTATATTACTGTTGCGAATTGCAACGCTAATCACCTTTCACCTGCCGGGGATGTCTGCGCCAGGATCTGCTGCTGCAATTCGCAACACCAGACATAAAGCTTCTGATCGCGTTGCATATTGCAACACGATTCAAGTTTAAACCGGTTTAAACCATTTGGAAACATTTTTCGTACCTAAGCTCACGTCTCGTACTAATTCGTACCGTTCGTACGCGAGTACGAAGTACGATTCACGATAGTTGTTAAAACAACTAAAATATATATTCTTGATATATAGCGTATTATCTTTATTTTGTGCTTGGGATCGTACGTTCGTACCAATATTGAGTGCAGTACGTGGTACGATTCGTACGAATTTTACGAAAAGTACGAGAAGTACGAATTGAAGGAAATATCCAGCCAATTATTCCAGTGCTGTCAGGATTCCTGACGCCATAAAACTAACGGGCATCCCGGCAGTCTCTTGAATAGGTTTGTTCATGCGTGTTCACACTGTTCACACCGTTCACGGTGCTCATTTTGTTCACGCGTTCATATTCGATGGACCCGTGAACGTGAACATGAACACATAAGAAAATGGTGTAAGTATTTAGTTATCAATAAGATGTGAGGCAAATACGGCGTTCATACCGTGAACACTTACTGTTCCGAACCGTGAACACTTGGTTCTTTCCCTTCATCCAGAAAGTCGGTCAGATAGGACGCGTTCTTCTGCCGGGCCTCTTTTTCAAACGAATCCATATAATTCTCTGTCGTCTTTGAATCCTCATGACCAAGTGCTTCCTGTATTGCTGAAATGCTGGCTCCTGACCGCTTCAAAACGGTCGCGAACGAGTGACGGGCTGAATAGGTGGTAAAGTCTTCCAGGCCCAATGTTGCTCCGATCCTGGACAGCACTTTGTTTGTTCGTTTGATTACATCTCTAATAATGGCTTTTTGTTCTGCCGCCGTCTTTGCCCCTTCCAGATAAGGGTAAATGTATTCATTGGGTTTTCGGCCAGGCACGCCCCACCGATCAAATAAGGCCTGGATACGTGGGTTTACATCAACAACAATTTCTTTCTTTTCCTTCTTAGTCCTGATAGACTTGTTCCGAATAAACCGGATCTCTCCATTCTTGATCTTTGAATCAGTCAAGCGTAAAAGGTCATTCATATTCACACCATTTAGTAAGTACGACTGTACCCACAAATCACGGTAGCGTTCTGTTACTTCGTGATCGTCAGTATAATTGACCACTTTCTTGATCAACTCCTTTGATAGGGCCAATTTGCGGCCTTCTCCGGTAGGGATCTGGTATTTCTTTTCACCAAAAGGATATTGATTAGGTTTGATATACCCAGCTTCAACGGCATCGTTTACAATGGCCCGTAGAGCGCGAACATACATTCCAATTGTCGTATATGAATTGTCTTGTTCCAGCATCCACTTTTCATACTTTTTCAACCAATCAACCGTCACAGAGGAAAAAGCTATTTTTTTACCCCGAAACTTTTCAAAGCTGCTCAGAGCGTTTTTATTGCTGGTTTCCGTTCCGACACGTTCTTCAGCTTTCAACTGCGCAATTTTCGCTTCAAAGGCTGCATTTACTGTACCGGAAACAGATCTACCCAGGCGAACGTTTAAACGATCAAAACTGAAATCTCCTTCTTTGATCAGGAAGGCTACGGTTTTCTGAACCGTGTCAAAAGATGTTTGAATGTGCTCCCTCACCTCTGCTGCTGCCCTGCTTTTTGTTTTTGGCAACTTATCCCATTCATCTTGCAGCATATCCTTTCCAGTGGAGTAATACTTTCTTACTCCCTGATGGGTAACCCGAATCTTCACCGGGAATTTCTGGTCTTTGTTGGGTTTTCGATTATCCAGCATTGAGGCTACGGTAATACCGTCCTGAGCGAACTTGAACATACTTTGTGTACTTTAAAATCTGTTGCACATAAATTGCACACAAATATATGTAATCATTGGTAATAGGCAGTACCAAACAGTACATATTTAAATGGTATTAAGGTGCTGTAAATCAGAGTACTTTGGTAGTGATTAGTAAAATATCTTCATGTCAGTGAATGTATATATCTCTGACTTGTAATCAGTAGGTCATTGGTTCGATCCCGATAGGGGGCTCTTAAAATCAAGCACTTAGCGTTAATTCGCTAGGTGCTTTTTTCTTGGTGCACATGATTTGCACATAGGTTTATATAACGCCTTCCAATAATCCAGCGGTTATCCTGCGACATCATTTTAAATGATACCGCCTTGGCCGAATAAGTGAACTCTACCAAGGCTATATAGTGGTATATATAGTATATAATATATATTATAATATATGTATACTAACTATTGGCAAGACAACTACTTTGAGTGTTCACGCGCGTGAACACTGTTTTATGTATGTAATAGATTGTTAATCAATATATTATATTCATTTTCTGGGTGTTCGCGTTCACGTTCACGGGTCCATCACTATGAACAGAACGAACACCGTGAACACCGTGAACGGCATGAGCACCGTGAACAATTCGTTTTTTTTGAAAGAATTAATTAATTATCTTAACCAGCCCAAGGCAAACTGCGCGGCAGTGCTGAGTGGCTTTATTTAAATCGCGTACTATGACGACAACTGAATCAGATGACCGGCCTTGGATTGACACTTGGCTAATTGATATGTTAAGTGTTCAAAATTATATCGTTAACGGAGGCTTTGGTGGGTTTATCGTTGGTCCAAGCCACGAACAAGGTGGGATAAATTTCATACGCGGCCCTTTCGAGAAGGGTTATTTAGTTTGTGGAAACATGGAAGGGTTTGAATTCATTATGAATCATGGGTCTTCAGAGAAGTATCGTGATCGTATTTTTGAAATAAATGATTTAATGGATGATTTAATGGAGAGTCATACGGTTGACTCACTCTGGGATGCGTTTAAATTGACTCATCCAAATGTCATTCATATCGATACATTCATTGAGGATAATATTTATGGTTTAAGTTCGAAAATGTTACTATTTAACGGAGATCAGCTAATAGTAAACAAGTACTCAACCCTGAAATATTTCGAGGAATTATATGAAATGAATCTTGAATTTAAACCTAAAATCCGTTAAGTAATGGAAAAGGACCCAAAAGCAAAAGGTTTATTTGGTGGCACATATGAATTTAAAGATGAAAACAATCTTGAGTGGAAAGATGGAGACGAGTTCCATTACAAAGGTGCTTATTATAAAATAGTCACTGATCCGGAGATTGAAGATGACATTTGTATTTTTGATGCGTATGTGATTGCATAAAAAAAGAGCCCACAAAGTAGGCCCTCTTTCCATTTTAAATGCTCTACCTATAAATCTTTACAACCTGAACCCCTTGAATAGATTTCTATTAACGTCAATCAAAAGGTTTTCGACTGCTTCCAGGCGTTTCAGGTAATTCGAATTGGCTGAAATGTTCGAAAGATGAAGCAACGATTGCCTCATGGAAATAGCGGTGTCGGCGGCATGTATCCGGGTGGCGTTTAGTTGGCCAGCAATAAGACTTCCGGTTTCTTGACTCATTCCATTTATTGCGCCAGCAAGTGGATCCTTTCGTCCCAATGCGGCAGATTCCGAAAGTTTGATGCCGGTAATGGCTTCCATCTGATCGTAAAGCGCTTTACTGCTATTGATAATGCCGTCCCAATCTCCCTTAAGCTCTTTTTGCTCATCTTTGGACAGTATCCCGTCACTCATAGCGAAGTCGCTGAACTTCTTGTAGTATGCTGAAAGCTGGTTGTCCATGATCTGTGCCTTCAATGAATTTACTACAGCGTTTCTCATCATTGTTTCAAAATCCTGCGCGAACGCTTCGGCACCTGGTCGGCCAGCCTGCAGCCCTGATACAATCATATCCGCAATATTGGCTTCTGTGGTCGCGGTCATAAATTGCTTAAACTCATCGAAAAGTTGCTTTTGCTTTTCTTCGGCTTCAGTGTAGCTTTTAATCAGGGTTTCCAGCGCTTGCAGATCTGCCGCTACAACTTCTTTGCCGCCAATGGTCCCGCCGTTGGTTTTGATTTGTGCAAGCAGGTTGATATAATCTTGAATATCGGAAAAACCAGAGGTATCGATATTTTCAAATTTGTACTTGATTTTTGTCTCGGCTTTGCCGGCCGTTGTTAGCTGGGTATACACTCCCCAAAAGCCTTTCGCCTTAATCTCTGTTCCCAAGATAGGATCAACGAACACCTTATCAGCTGATTTGATGACATCCAGGCTAAGATCCTTCAACCCCTGCAGCGCATCCTCCTGAGCTTTGCCGTATGCATTGATCATTGACAGCATCCCGCCGGATTTCTCAGATTCGGTCATATTACCCAGCAGGGTTTGCTGACGCTCCAAAAGAATATTCACCCCTTCAATTTGGTTTTGTAGCTGTTGGAAGTATGAATCTTGCCCCTCCATGCCGGTATAAAAATCTGACGCCGTTTTGAATGCGTCACGAACGGAAGTAATCAGGAAGTTATGGATTCCGATGATATCGCCAACGGCTGCAACCTTGTCACCGCTCGACGCGCCACTAAAGTCAAAGGATGCGAGCTTGGCGGCTCCTTCAATAGCGGTACCCAGGTCACGAAGGTTTAATTTGAAGTTTTTGCTGAATTCTAAATTTACGTCGCCCAAATATTGAGAAATAACCGCCCCGGCAATCTTAAAACCTTCTAAGTTCTGATTGTTGAGAGCTTTTCTTGTGGCTGCCAGCGCTTTCTCGAGAACCGCTTTCTTTTTAATGGAGATCTCTTCTTTTTTTAGATCCTCTTCAATCCCCGCAATGCGTTGTTTGAGCTGGTCCTTATTAAGTGTGCGGATCTCTTCACCTAATCGCTGATAAGATTCTGATTTCTCAAGCTCTTCATCTGCCAGGGCTTGAATTTCGGCTTCCCTACGTTTTTCTATGTTGTCGAGCTCCGTTTTTAGCTCTTCCTTGCTGTATTTGAGAACCGCGCCTTTACGATAGGCGACGTACTTCTGTTCGATCTGGACGCGCTTCTGAGCATAGCTGGACGTTTCGTTCAGGAAATCGTTTACCATGCCTTTCAGTTGCTTTTCAGTTCCGATTATTTCAGACGTCAGTAGGGCCTGGTTAGCCGCGGCATTTGCTCCACCATTGTTTTTGATTCCTGACTTCTTGGCATACAGGAAATCCAGGTATTCGGCAAGTGTTTTAGCTTCACTCTTAGCTGCTTCGAGGTCCTCCGTAAATTGTTGAACAACGGTCTTGCCGCCGGTGGCCTCCACTCGTTGGGCCAAAAGGCTGTTTAGGTCGGTAGCGTCCTGATCGGATAGCTTGCCAGCATAACCCGCATCTTTAACAGCATTCAGCCTTGAAATTTCCTGATCCAGGTAGGCAACGTAATTTTTGTTTTTACTGATCAGCTCTGAGAATTGGGCATTTGCCGCTTCTTTACCGAAGTTGTCAATAAAACGCTGATACACTTCGTAAAGTCGTTTTTTGTCCTCGAGCTCTTCAGCAAATGATTTGACCCGGATCTCTTTTTCTTCCGCTGCGGCTGCTTTTGCTGCTTTCTTCTGTCCTGGGCTTACTTGCCCCGATATAGCATTTCGCTGCTTAATGAGTTCTGCAATTTGTTTTTCATAGGCTGCGGCTTCTGTTCTGGTGGTCGATTCCTTATCCTTTTTGTCTTCAAGGTCTTTAATTTTCTTGTTGTAGAAATCGATCGTTTTTTTCTCTGTCGTGACTTTTTCCAATGCTTTGGTGCCACTCACAACTTCGTTAATCATTGCGTCCTTTTGGGCTTTCAACTCTGAGACGGCCTTGTTTCTCTGATTTTGAATAAGGCTCTCTACCTTCTTATTATAAACTTCAAGACTCTTTGATTCAAGTAATAATAGGGCTTTGCGTCCCATGTTTGGTGCAAATTCGTCATCAACGACACCGGTTTCTATATCTCCAATCCTCTTATTTAAATCCTTAACCTGCTCCTCCTTAGCTTGCATTTTTAATTTTTGATCCAACGCTAGGGTGTAATCCCTGATTGCCGCCGCCCCTTTTTCGGTCGCTATGGTGTCAATATTTAATGCCTTGAAATGTTTGGGGCTAATTGCGATCAATTCTTGCAAGCTCTTATTTCGATCCGCACGGCTTCGGCTCTCTTCTCCAATCTGTTTAGTGAGAATTTGTACCTTAGAAATTTCTTCGGCATGCACTCCGTTTAGGCGCTCGGTTATGGATAACGCCCGTTCCTGGGCTTTGGTCGCCTCGTTTGTTTCGTCGCTAAAAAGAGCAACGGCAGTCACCAAGGTAATTAAAGCGGTCGCTGCCAGTACATACGGGTTTTTGCTGGTGGCAAGGTTAAAAGCAATCTGGGCGTCTTTTGCGCTTCTAATCCCCGACGCTAACTGCAACCAAGCGATAACTGCTCCACCTCTTGCCGTTGTTGCTTGAACTGCTGCTGTGGCAATAATTGCTGCACGATATGTTCCATACCCAGCAACGATTACTTTCAGTGCGTCTATTATAGGTTCGTAGTTTTCAACGGCAACGGTTGCAAACCTTATCCCGTCAGCAAGTAAACCTTGTTGCTCCTTACCGATATTATTGAATGCCTGGGTAATGGTATCTTCAAAATTTGAATAAAGACCCAATAGGCCCTTGCTTTGTTCCGCCATTAATCCAGAAAATGTTCCTCCTGAATCTGTGAGTTTTACGATTGCTTGTTCAACATCTTTAAATCCAGCGCGTCCTTGCTCCACAAAACCCCGGACTTCACTTTCAGCGACTCCCCATTGATCAGCAAACAATTTGATCAAAGGGATACCTCGACCAACAAAGCTATTCAAGTCTTCCGCCATTACGCGGCCCTCTACCTTGGCTTTTCCATACAATTCGGTTAGTTCACCAAGTGGAATGCTTAGACCAGCCGAAATATCACCAAGCCGGGTTAATGTGCTTGTGACAGAATCAGCATCAAAACCATATGCCAATAACATTTTTGAAGCACTGGCAACCCCTTTTAAATCAAATGGTGTTGTTGCTGCGAATTTGACCACATCCTGGAATAGTCTATCAGATTTTTCCTTTGAACCAAGCATTGTTTTAAATGCTGTCTCCAGGTTCTGAAACTCCCCTCGGACGTCAATTAGCTTTTTGGGTAGGCTTGCCAGCTCGGTAAAGGCAAAGGCGCCAGCGGCTGCCGCTCCCAGCTTTTGGAATGTGTCGTCTACTTTCTGCGATTCGGTTATGGCTGTTTTGGTTAGGCCAAAAAGCCGACGCTCCATGTAGTCAGCTCCGGTTTTAAATCCGGTTGTGTTAATGAAGGAATCAAAATCAAGGGAACCCCCGTTACTGTTCATTTTTCGTGTGTGTTATAGGTGTGTGTGTATTCGTATTAGGACGGCGGAATTTTCCGCGCTCCTATTTCTGCTGAGATGCTGCTTTCATCTTTGCAATCAACTTCGGCATTTCGGACTGGGCAAACATTTCTGCAGAAGAAATCACGTCGTACCCCTTTGATTCGACGAATTCAGCGTAATCCTGTCCGGCGACCACGACAAGCCCGTAGCCCTTTCTCATGCCTCTGGCTCGATCGTTGGCAATGGTGCGGGCCAAAGTTGCACCCTCTGCCCCAAGGTTACCGTCCACCACTTCGCCGTCTTTGACGATGAAATACGAAATACTCGCTCTCAGGTTGCCGCTATAATCCAGGAAATCACCAAACGCCGGTGCACTTACTGACGGGTTACGTTCCAGGTCTCGTTTAGTGATTCGGCGCTGCTTCAGTGGCTGCTTGGTTCCGGATCCGTATTTTACTGGGAAAGCTGCGGGGTTGTTGTCTCCGTCGCCTCTGGACATATTCACGCACTGCAGGCCAAGATAATGCAGCCTTTTAATGATCTCTTGTTCAATGGTCATCATTCGCTTGTCAACATGCTTTCGAACGTCAGCCACCTTGAATTTTGGACGTATCATTTCAGTTCGGGTTGTAAAGTTTCGCTTGCTGATCATGCCAAAATCCGGTATATCTGAGCTTATCAGCGACAAGCTCGATTTGTAGAACACGCATGTAGTCCGCTTGTCGATCTTGCTTTGACATAAAGCCCATGCGGTCTGATAGACTGTAAAACCACTCAATCTGAATGTCTTTTTTGATTTCCCTTGAAAGCAAATCTCGTTTTTGTTGTTCTGTTGCCATAATGAAAATGTTTACAGTCTCAAGCCGCCGGTGATCCGTCCCCCCTTGAAATTGTCTTTAATAAAATATGGTTGTGTACTGGCTTTTTCCAGGCGCTTCGTATTATCCCTGATCCAGGTTGTCCAGCCTTCGGGCATTTTCGTCACTTCCCTTTTGCTTTTGAAAACGGGATCTTCACCGGCCAGCATCTTTTCGAAGTGGGCGTCAATTTCTGCCCTGGTTGCCAAAATCGTGAGTAGTAAACAACGGCAATGCGGGTGCTGTCCGATAAAGATGTATGATTTGGGGTAAACGCCCACGAAGGCATCACAAACGCCACACTCCATCTTATTGTTGGACCGTCTGACCTCGTAGCCCACCACAAAATCAAGTTGCTGTATACGCTCATAATCTGCCCGACGGTAGGCCATATTTACTTCTGTCCGGGTTAGTCGCTGCGCATTCTTAACGCTCGACCTGTAAACGCCGGTGCCAGGCCTGTACGCTTTGGCCTTCTTCGATAATTGCAGGATTCCGCGTTTATCCCGAACACGACGAAAGAGTTTATTCGGTTCGTTCAGGTACTGCTTTACGTCCCTGGCCAGCTCACCGAAATTCTTTGCTTCGCCTAATCCGACGTCTAAGGCCAGCTCTAGTTCCTGCTTGAATTGTTCCGTCAGGTTCCAAACTCGCCCTGATAGCTCCATTCCCAGGGTCTTACGCTTTTGAAACGTTGCGAGTGCTTCCAGGTTCCGGTTTTTGTATTTTGAAACGATTGCTTTCGGTAAGTTCAAATGCTGCAAGACCTGATCAACAAGGGCGTCATTGAATGAATTGGCGTTCTCCCATTCCCTCTGGACTCCACCGACCAAAATCAGGTTCATATCTTTAACGAACTTGCGGAAGAACCTATTTACTCGATCTGCCAGGCCTGGGTAATCCTTGAACTCAAAAGGCTTGTCTGGGTTGATCGTCTGCTGAAACGTCATAAAACAAGCCTCCTTGATCGCTTCTTGAAACAGCCGGTCAATTGCTCGGGCGTATTCTTCCGCCCTGATTAGCTGCCGCGCCCATGCTTCTTCTTTGGTCATAAACTCCTTATGTGTGTGTGTTGTAAAGCTATTAAAAATACGAAAAAATAGGATAATAACCTATTAATCAGTTATATAATGGCCGCTTTCTGCTTTCTCAATATAGTGTTCAATTTGTTCGTCCGTTAGCAGGTCGGCGCTTATAAAAGTCACCGGTGGGCATGCTGCAATGAGTGCCTGAAGTTGCTCCGGCTTAATTCCTCCTGCCTGGGCAAGGGCGTGATATTGCAAAAACTCTTCATTGTTCCAGGGATCGAATTTTACTTTATCCGCGTCAATCTGAAACCCTTCCGTAATAGACCCTGAGCAAAACTTTTGAAGTGTTGCAATGTGGCTTTCATATGCCCGGATCTTGATAAGATATGGCTTGTTCAAATTGATCAATGCGGCCTTTTTAAGCGGCTCAAGGTAGCTTCCCATGGTTACCAGGATTCGGTTATGGTGTATTCAATTCCTTCTTCGGGCTTGGTTATGTTTATCATTTTGGTTCCATTTTTGGAAATCCAATGATAGGTTTTACGCTTTGATACCCCGTAGAATCGCCTGCATCTTCGTGGCTCATAGATCAAGTGTTGCGTCTGCTCATCCTTATCCTCGTAGATTAACCGGATCATATAATCCAAACAAATCTTGTCCCAATCGAATAGAACCGGTAATGGGAAGGTTGTTTCGTCTGGCACTTCCTTTATGATCGTTTTTCTTTCGTGAGGTGTGTAAGGTGACGTTACTAATCGGTATAAATCCCCTGGTTTGTCTTTGTTACTTTCTGACGTGAGCAACCACGGAAATCCTACATTCCAGAAATGGAATGATATTTCATCTATCGGAATACGAAGTGAGCTTATATCTACTTCAATCCCTTCTCTGTTACGAATCACCGTCTCCGATACACGGGCATAATAGACGTGATATCCTTTTGAATTCTCCATGTATTTGCCTAAATCTTTTACCAGATCCATGTCCATATTTATAAGCGCTGCCCTTTTGAATTCAGTCAAATCATTGGTCAGATACTCCGCTGAAATTTCATTTGCTTTCTTCTTCATTGCTCAGAATGCGTTTTATGGTTTCGCTGTCCTTTTCGTTGAAAATGATGACTATGTCCTGGCCGTTGTCAGTCCTCATTATTGAATAATAGAACCAGTTGTTCACGACGTGAATGGTTTTGTCAGTGCGGTTCTTTAATGCTGCCAGGTGTGTAAAATTGCGGGTAACCAGGGCATCTGTAATGAAATCCCGGTGTTCGGGTGTTCCGGGGAGTAACTCCCGGTATGGTGGGTTATCTGTCATTGTTTGGGTTGTTCAGTTGATAGGACTTGATTGATTACTTCGTTCAGTTGATCCTCGCTAAGGTTGTCAATCTTGCTTTTTAGTGTTACGGTGCGATCAACGCCTTTGCCGTGAACTTGGAGCATTTTCGACACGGCCCCCATTGCGTCGACCATTTCGATCTCGGTGTAAACTTCTGCGACGGTTGGGCCGATAGTTGTTTTGGTTTGCTTGATTTTTTTAAGTAACTGTAAGTTGCTTTGTGCTTCGGCAGAACTCAGGTCGACCAGGGCGCGGCCGTTTTCGTCTATCGTTACAAAAGACGCGAGACTGGCACGTGCAAAGTTTGACATCCTTACCATTGCTTCGTCGGCGGTCATGGTAAGTGATTCCACCCGGTCAGCAATGGCCTTTTTAAGTTCAGGTTTTCTCAGGTTTTCCGATCCGATAGAGTAGGCGGTCTTCTCACTATATCCTGAGCGTTTAGCGGCTGCCGTCGCGTTGAAATCTATGCAGTATTCCTCGACAAACCTTTGCTGTTTGGCATTCAATTTTTTAGGTGGCTCTTCCATTTGTGTGTGTAATTAAATTCACTTTAAATTTTCAAGTTCTCGTCTGAGTGCCTCAATCGACCATCCAAAGGTGAAGATTGGCGGTAGTTCATATTTTGCATTAATATTATTGTGAGCTTGCTCAATGAAATCAACCGCATGCTGTAAAAAGTGAAGCATTATAGAAAGATTTAATACGTCTCTCGGTCCTGTGGGTAAATTTGTTCTATCGATAAGTTTCTGATCAAAAAGATAATTCTGATATCCTTTCATTCCTTCGATTTCAATAGCCGTTTCGTGCAAATGACTTGTTCCCTTGGTGTCGTTTTCGTATTCTTTCTCGGCGTCTATCTCATGCCATTGAATAATCCCAAGGTTATTGCCGTGCATAAAATGATTTCGCATTTCGAAAAGAGTCTGTACTGCCACCCAAGACTTTTGGTTTGTGAAAAAATCAAATCGTTTACCTGTGAAATCTTTTATCATCTCCTTGTATGCTGAGAATGTCCCTTTTTTTATTTGTTTTCGTTGTTGATTACGAATATTCATTGCCATGGTATTTATATCCATAGACTTATCGCGTGTAAAAAATGAAGTATTGGCTTTGTTAAGTAGTCCCAGAAGCAATTCAGAAATCACAGATTCTATAAACGCAGTCGAAGCTGCAACCAACAAGACATTTAATGCCACGACTTCTCCACTTGTCAATTCTTTCTTTTGGACATTTGCCAAGAATTTTATTTGCAACGAAAACAATGAATGTGCCTCGTGATGCTGACCGGTAACCCTTTTGCTATTTTTCGCCATGTCTCAGATTTTGATAGAATTTATATCAAAAATAGGCAAATGCCCCGGGCCTGAGCGAGTCCGGACCGGGGATTGTGTTGTTAATGCCTCTTTCTCAGCTGTACCAGTAGATATAATAATCTTCCATGAGCTGCTGATTGTGCTCGCTGTTGGGGATTTTGGTAATTACTTCGTCAGTTATGTTCAGTTTTGAATTGACGACACCTCGGTTGTATACATAGTACAAGCTGCTCGTTTCATCGCCTCGTAGGTGACAATCGATCATAACCGAACCATAGGGAGCTGTTGACGTGTAATCTGCATCCTTTGGAGCTAAAAGAATACGTACGGGTGTTGATCCGTCGCCAAAGGGTAGGGTGTTAACCAATCCATGTTTAACAATCCCCTTGCCTTTTTCAACTACGCTATTTGAAACATAGCCAATTTTTACAGGACCCGGAACATTAGAAACGGGTGGATACTCGCCAGCGGTCCAAAACAAATCAAAATAAGTGAGTAGTTCAGTATTATGTGCCGTAGCTGGAATGTGAATCAGATTCCTTTCGCTCCATAATTTGAGATCCCAAGAAGGGTACATGTGGTGGGGACTTGCCGTTTCATCTGCGATCAACTGGCAGTCAACGTCAAGGCGAAATCCTGTAGGGATCGCTCCAAGCGACACCTTTTGAATAACCATTATTGAAAATACGTTTCCGTCGCCAAATGGCAAGCTGGCGACCTTCCCGTGGTGCAGATCATCGTTTATGCGTTGATCGGCGTTTAAGTATCCTTTGATAGGCATTGTGATTGAATTTAAGTGTGTGATTGATTAATTATTCAGCTACGGCAGAAAGGGAAAGTCCTAATTCCCGATCCCAGTCAAAATGCAGTTCAGGGCGTCCGCCCATGTCGCAAAGCTCCTTTACTGCTGCTTGCGCGATAAGAAACTTTTTGTAAAAGTCGCTGCCCGCTTCGGTCTGGATCCTGTTCGTGAAGCGCTCTTTCACTTCCGCATCAAATTCAGGTGAATATGCTGGGACGCCCTTGATAACCGGGCAATCAAGTTCATCTTGGCTGTTCGATAAAACGAGCTGGAAGCGTCCGAGAAACTCCGTAATACTTCTCAAACCTTTTTTGATGGAATCTTGCCCGATTGGCCGAAAAACAAATCCAACATTTGAGATGTCAGCTTCGGCCTTTTCCTTAAATTCAGCGGTGAATTGATCAAATTTTCCGATCGCGATTTGATTCAGGCTTTCAATGGTGAGAGGCGACAAACCGATCTTTGTTAATTCCGCTGCCAAGGGAGCTATTTTCTCGACGAAACGTGAATAGCGCGATTTGGCTCGGTTGTAATCGGCGTTGTTGATAAACAAGACGTGCCCGATGTAATTTTCTTCTTCTGCGATTTGTGTTTTCATCTTTTGATGTTGTTTATTTTGTCCCTCAGGGCCTGATTTAGTTCTTCGTTTTCCTGAGCCGCTTTCCGCTTCTTCTCGTCTTCGGAAGGTTCGTAAACCGGGGCATCAATGAGCATACGTTGTACGGTTGCCCAGGGCAGTCCATCCATCAGGTAGGAATAAGTCCAATGGAAATGAATGCAAAGTTGCCCCCAGTTTCCGTACGGGCTTTTTAGTCCTGTTGATCTTCCGTCTCCTGATTTTCCTCTACCAGAGTCGGAGCCGTTATCCTTGGGTGGACGTAAAGCGATCTGATAGAGGTGATAAAATCCGAAATGTTCGTTGTGATATAGATGAGCTTCATGATTTGGCCCAGCTTTTGCGAAGTCAGGTTTTCAAAAAAGTAATTTGTAAGCTTCATTTCTTCTTCGACCGTTACCTTTCGCCCATTTAGAACAGCAATAGCTACAACCTCAGCCAGTAATTTGGCATTGTCAATTACCACGTCCTTAGTGACATTCATCCAGTCCCGTTTCATATCCTCTTCCGAAAATTTCAATTCCAGAAAAATCCTATTAAGCCGCACCATCGTCCTCAAGGTTGGCGGGTTAACGTGGAAATTCTGTTTTTTTAATCGTCCGAAAAACCCCTTTGTTTCAAGTGTAAAATGAAATCCTCTTTCGATGGCCAGGTCGATTTCTCGTTGTTCCGCCTGGACGGGGTCAAATGGTTGTTCTTCCATGTGTGTGTTTATTTGTTTTAGTTTATTTATTTCGCTTGCCCCATGCTTCGATGTCGGCTTTTTCCTTGCCTTCGGTGATTGGGCCTTTAGCGTCGCGCTGGATCCCGTCCTTTTTATCCTGCGCCCATTGTTTGATGTCTGCGATTACATCGACTTTCTTTTCTTTATTTTCCATTGGTGTGTTTATTGGTTTAAAGTGATAAATGGGAGTCGCTAAGCTCTTTCAGGCGTTGCTTGTCCCACTGTGCAACGTCTTTCTTATCGTACATGGGGCCTGGGTCATCGGTGACGAAATAAGGGCCAATTATCTTTTTCTGTTTGGGTATCGGTATTTCCGATGTATGTTCAGTTGCTGTCTGCTCCATTTGAGGTTTGTAGGTTGATTACTTTCAAGAGTTGGTTTAAATCGTTTTTTGTCAATAAAATTCCATTTTCCGCGAAAGGATAAATCATAATTCCATTTTGACCTGGCTTGAATGTTATGACCTCTCCGCCTTCAATGCTGCTGTTTCCCCCGATCACCTTCAAAAGTGCCTTGTGGGTTTCGTCGTCGTGTCGAATGTTCTGACTCACCTTCAAAGAGTCGATAGCTTCGTTCATCTTATCGATGTACATTATTAGCTGATCGTGGATCTCCCTTTCCTCGAAGGTAATTACGTCGTGCAAGCCTTTCGACTGCTTCCACTTATCAATTACGCTTGCGTAATAGTTGGCATGGATATCCTTGCCTAATATTTGGGCATGGCTCCCGTGCTGCTTCAATTCTTTATGAAGCGTTCCAGCTAGTCGGTGCTTCAGCACGAGATAGGCGTTTGGCAGTGCCAACACTTCATTTAGCACGTCTATGATTTCGCTTATTTTCATTATTTTCTGTGTTTCCATTTGATTTTTATAGGTCATACTTCTATGTCAATTGTGGTTACTGTAATTGTTTGAATCGGGAATTTGCCGGTGTCGGTAGAATTCTTGTTGATGATATCGAGAACTCGGTCGTCGGACATCATTTCTTCAACCGATTCAAATCCAAGAGCGATGGCCACTGAGTCAATCGGTATCATCAATTCTTCAGTTGCGCGATCCGCCATAAATACTACAGGGACACCGTTTATTAGTCCAGGAACTGGAAAGTGTGTTTCTGTCGGTATAAATGCTGTTTGTGTGCTCATAGTGCGTATTATTGATTATTTAAAGAATGGCGTTGATTTCTTGATCGTAGGTACTTGCCATATATTGAAACTTTTCTTCTTCAGTATCCTCTTCACCACCAAAGGTGATTACCCGGCCTGCTTCCATGTCAATTGTTGGGAGTTGGTCGCTTGCTTTGTCGGTTTTGTTGGTCGTCATTTTGGTGATGGTTTTGGTTTTATGTCTATGTTAATTAGGGTCTTAAGCACTTAGGCTTTCGAGGCGAAGGGTGTCGTGAAACGCGATATCCCCGCCGAATCAAGGTCTTAAACATCCTTTACTTCCACCAATTCAACACAAGGTCTGTTGCATATCCCCAACAAATCAAGGTCTTAAACATCCTACTCCTATTAAGAGCATGGTAATGATTGATCTGTGTGTATTTTCCGAGTGAACTAGGCCTCAGATTTCGGCTGTGCAACCAGCCTCAACTATTTTCTAAATCGGTTTAAACCGGTTTAAACTGGTGCTCTTTTCCGGATGTATTGCAGCTGCCGAATGAATTTCGATTGAGTTATAAGTAATTCAGATCGATCTGGTTCTTTCGCGGCGGTATAGGCATGAATGGCCAGCAAACGACCTTTGATGAAAGCGTGAATGTCCCAGAGTACTTTTTCGTTTCCCCGGCCTTCATTCAAGATAAAAATGGTTGATAATTCTGCTGATTGATACCAAGTGCGGTATTCGTCAATGTCAAAGTGAGAAACAGCACTTTGGACGGGTACGATTTCCTCAAATGGGTTTTCATCGATGACCTGAGCCTGGCTAACCTCAGGGTTTAATGCTTGATTATCAGGTTCGCCAAATTTGGTGTTAGGTAATGGGGCGGGGGGTGTAACGAAACGTGACACCCTTTCTGAAAAGGTTTTGTATTCGAATTTCAGCATGAAATCAGCTATGTCCAAGCCTTGTTCTTTTTCCTGGTCTGTTGCGCTTTTTTCAAGCAGATCCGAGACTACGAAGGTCGTACCGGGTAATGATACCCTGAGCTCTTCGGCGCGTTTCTCCCAGCGGTCAAAGCATTTGAGATCTGGAAAGAGAAAAACCTTTTTACCCTTTAATGCCTGGCACGTGTCCGCCTTTAAATTGGTCAGTGCTCCGACGGCTACCCAGTTATAACGGGGTAGATATACGCTTGCGATAATTGCCGTCTTTTCAGACTCAACTACGGCAACGGGCTTTTCTGGATACCTGGTAAACTGGTGCTCTCCAAAAAGGCATTGGCAAAGATTATAATTCTCGATTTTAAGTACTTTGTGCGCCCATGTAATATGGGAAAATGGCTCCTTCACTCGCTTGCCGCTTTCAGGGTCGTATAGCATTATCTTTCCTGATCGAACTTTGCCGGTAGTGTCAATTTGCCAGAATATCGTTGCCCCGGCTTCGCTTCGGTATTCGGGGTGTTCCTTGTTAGTGAATTGATGTTTCGTGGTTCCAATATGGTAATCGGCAATTGCTTTACTTGCCACGTCAGGCCCGAA